TACTCCTAAGGGAATTTTTCCAAATCTACCCTACCACCCCTACCCTTTTTAACAATAATATATATAATTAAGTACTATATAGTCTTAATATCTACCCTACCATCTACCCTACCATATGGTCTTTATGGTCTTTAACTATAAAAAAGTGTAAAACATGTATATTATATAAATATTATGGGCTTTAAAAATAAAATATACTAGTATTATATATAATGTCATTTAATACAAGTAATATACAATCAGACACATACACGGGAGTGTATAGTATTTCTGCCCCTATTCATTATGTTGATGGAATCCCCATTAGCAATAATACAGGTAATTTAAAATTAGGAGATTCTAGTAACGCAGTTGTAGAATGTTTAGAGTTGCAATCGGGAACAAGTGTAACTTGCCCTCTTGGTGAATTTGATTTGGTTCAAACAGAAGAAATAACACCATCTTCAGGACTGGGCGGAGTTATTTTAGTTGATGGTATATTAAATTTACAAGAATACGCAATAAATAATTTAAAAAATTTAACATTAAGTGGTGGGGCTACTGGTTCAACAAATCAAGTCTTAAGTATTGATTCATCGGGTGATTTAATATGGAAAAATGACGCCACGAATGATGTTAGTCAATGGGCTACTTTTCCAGCGGTTCAAAATGTTGATGTTGGTGGGTTTTCGATAGGCCAAGTAGATGAATTAAGTAGTACTTCAGTTAGTACCGCTACTTTAAATGTTGGAGTTATTCAAAATGTTGTTGGTATTTCGTCTGGGCAAGCTCAAGGTGTACCATTTTTAAACGACATTAACATGGATTTAAACAATATCAATAATGTAAATCTATTAAGATGTGAGTCTTTAAAATGTACTTATAATTTAGAATATGTTTATTATGTTTCCCCCAATGGCGATGACACTAACACAGGCAATATTATGAATCCATTTCAAACAATAAATCAGGCCGTTTCTGTATGCGATTCATTGACGGCAGTAGACAATATAAATAGATATGTTATAGTTCAAGCCGGTAATTATTCTGAAAATGTAACAATTACAAAAAAAATAAATTTAATTGGTTTAGGTACATCACCTTATAGCTCTAATGTTGGTTGTCAAATAAACGGTGTTGTAACTGTTGATATAGACACAAACGGCGGGGACATGTTTAATAATGCATGTAACATAAGCGGATTTTTATTAAATCAAATTATATTTGAAAGTGCGCAAAATTCTATATTAAATTTAAATAATGTTTATATTTATAGTCCAAATGACACAAGCGGAAGAGGTTTATATTTTAATCCTAGTTCTGCAAATTCTAGACTAAGAATAACAAATTGCCAAATTGTCAGCGGTGGAAATACAGGAACAGACCCATTAATCGAGATTACATCAGTTTCATCTGTAACAATAAATAATTGTATTTTTAGCGCGAAAGGATTACAAAATGTCCTCAAATTCTCAGGAACGGCAACATGTGACACTATAAATACATGTAAAATTGAAAATTCAAACAGTGGGGCTAATGTACCTGCATTAGTTGAAATTAGCGCTACGGTTTCGGGAACTTATACTTTTTCTAACTGTGGTTTTGTTTATTCTAGTACAACTTCTAAATCAGGCAATTCTTCGGCATCTGGTATACTTTCTAGTTCGGCATCTGGTAACAATCAAATTGTTGTTTTATATTCATCATTCTTCTTATTTGGTACTAGTTCTAGTTTAAATTATGCAGTTCAAGACGCAAATTTCGGAACCGCTCAATCAATGATTGTCATATATTATATGAATAACGCAAGTCTACAAAATGCTTTTGCTATTCATGCCGTTCTAAATGTTAATAAGTTTCAATTGCAAATCATGTCATAAAAGGGTAAAAAAAGGTAAAAAAAGTCATATAAAGATTTATTAGTATTATATATTATAATACTAATGGAAAATATTAATAAATATTCAAATGGAAAAATATATAAAATTGTGGATTTGGCATATACAAAAACTTATTATGGCTCAACAATCAATAGTATTAATAAAAGGTTTAGAGCACATAAAGAAGGTTATAATAACTGGAAGTCTGGAAAAAGAACAAAAATTACAGTATTTGACATATTCGATGAATTCGGAATTGATAATTGTAAAATAGAGTTAGTTGAACTTTACCCTTGTAATCTTAAAATAGAATTGGAAAGAAAGGAGGGAGAATATATCAAAAATAATGATTGCGTTAATAAAATAATAGCAGGTAGGACGCAAAAAGAATATAAAGAAGACAATAAAGAACACTACAAAGAATATTTTAAAAAACACTATGAAGAAAATAAAGAAGAAAAATTAAAATACGCCAAAGACTACAGAAGCAAAGAAGAAGTAATAGCACGTAATAAAGGATATTTTAAAGAATATGCCGAAAAAAAGAAAGAAGAATTAAAAGAATACCGTAAAAAATACGCTGAAAAAAATAAAGAAAAAATTAAACTACAAAAAGCAAAATACTATGAAGAAAAGAAAAAATATAAAGAAGACCGTGAAAAATGGCGAGAAAATATAAAAATTGTGTTATAATTTTTTATATAATTAATTAATATTAATTAATTACTTACCTAATTAAAATGTCAAATCATCCATTGTCATACCGTATTCTTCTAACAATTCGTCTAGACTGTCTACTTTCTTTTTCTCTTTCTTTTTCTCTTTACCCTTTGCTAAAATGTCTTTTAATTCGCCCAATTTATTTTTTAATTGTGTGTCGATTTCATCACGGCTCAAGGGCTTCTCTTTTAGCCTTTTTTCTCTCTCTTCTAGGGCTTTATTAATTTCTTCTTGTTCCTTGCTGGGTTTTGTATAATCAAATTTGGGCTTTAATATTTTCTTTTCTTCTTTGTCTTCTTTTACTTGCTTTATTAATTCTTTTTCTACTATTTTTTTGTCTTTTTTTGTTTTGTCTGGTCTTGGAATTTCAATTTCTTGCCCATGCTTTAAATTTTTAAATATTTCGTCGGCTTCGTCCTTAATATTTTCTTTTGCCTTTTTGCTCATTTTCTTTTTTTCCCTATATTTAATATAACTAGCTTTCATTCTAGCTTTCATATCATTTGTTATTTCATTGCTTATAGGTTTCATTTCTTCATAATATTTACTTAAAACAGTTGACATTATGGCTTTTATATATTGTGAGCGCATATGTGATTTTTCCTCATCATTTAATTTTTCAAAATCGGGATTAAGTTTAATTAATGCGTCCTCCATATTATTTTTATTATATATAACTTCTTCTACAGATTCTACGGCGTTTTTTGCTTTTTCAGGGTCTTTTAAATATAATTCCCTCATTTCTTTATTATTATATAAATCGTTTCCAGATGGTACGGCAAAAAATAAAACAAAATCTTTATAAGTTTTATTTTTAAAATTCTTTTTTATTAAATTAGAACTGATATTATTAATAGGATTCTTTGTATTTAATTCATTGAATCCTTCACTATTAAATTTTTTAAATTCATTGGGTTTTTCTTTATTTTTCCCTGCCATTATAGCCCTGATAAATCCCGCACTTTTAGCACTTCCACCTTCTTTATGTAACATATTTTCTAATATTTCAATATGTTTTAGCCCGCTATCAGTAATACTTTTTAAACCTTCTAAAGTGTCTTTAATTAATTTGTCATCGGGTTCATCATCTTCCAATTTACTTAATTTTTTATCATGGTCTTTTTCGTCCATTTTAAATTCGTCTTTTAGGCTCATTTTTCCGAGTCCATAATAATTACTTTTTTTTAGTTCCTCAATTAAAAAATCATATTCTTTTTTTAGTTTCTCATAATCTCCATTATTATATAATTCTGTATGTGGTGAATTATCAACTAAAAAATCTCTTAATTTCTGATTACTTTTTATTTTATATTTCTGTCTATATTCTTTTTGTAATTCGCCTTTTAGTTTCTTTTCTCCGGTATACTCTAATAAATTAATATGGTCTAGTACGTCTTGTAGATTTTCCCCAAATTTTTTCATATGTTTTTCTACAATATTCTTTTCAATTTCTTTAATTTTGCTTGCTATTTTTTCCCTTATTTTTTCTTTTTCCACTGTTTCAATTTTTTCTTTTAAATTTTGTGGTTTTAAATCTTCTTCTAATTTTCCTTTGTTGTATTTTAAATTTTTATAAACTTTTTTGTCTTTTATATTTAAATTATTTCTTTTATAGTTTGCAAAACTATTTTCTTCCAAAAAATATAATAAATCATCTTTTGTTTTTTTTCCAAATTTCTTTTTTAATTCATTAATTTCTTTAACAGTATAACTATTCTTTTTAATTTTTTGTGCAAAATCTCCCAAATCCACATCACCAAATTTTTCCGCATAATCTTTTTTGATATTTTGTCTTTTTTCCTTCACATCTTTTTCTAAAGGCAAAAATCTTTTATTTAATTCATCCAATTCGCCTTTAATGCGTTTGATTTCTTGTTTAATCATAATTGTACCCTCTTTATTCTTCATTATTTCGAATGTATGGTCTTTTAAAACTAATTGCCCGTTTAACACATCAACATGATTTTTTAATTCATTGATTAAAGTTTCTTTGGTGGCATTTTCAACATTTTCTATATATACAACTTTATTATATACATTGGCAATTTTTCTTAATTGTTTCAATGTCAAATCATCTAATTTTGTAATGTGCATTTTAACAAGTTCTTCGTCAGGTTCAACTACATTGTCACCTTTACCAGTTAACTTATTAAAAACCGCTCCCGTTTTTGTTGTAATATTCATTATTTTTTTACTAAAGGCGGGCATTTTTTTTGCCAATTCGCTTACATCTTGAAATAAAAATTCTTTTTCTTGTTCATTATAAAGCCCTTCAGTTGTTAATAATTCCTTTACGAATGCCTGGCAATTGTAAGAAAAGGCATTATAACCTATAAATTCTTTGTCTCCTATTCGTTTCCTTGTCTCATCTAACATTTGATTAACTGTAAAAGATTTGCCATTTAATGGAACATCTAAAGTTTCCGTTTCCTTGCTCATTTTATAGTTTGTGTCAACGTTGATAACTTCATTTTTTTCAATGACTAAATTTTTTGTGCCTAGATTAGCAATTAAAGCCAAATGAAAAATTTTATCAAAACCATATTCTTTTTTTAATGATGACCATTTACCCAAACTTATAAAATTAACTACTTTGTCTAAAATAGAAAGTATAGGAGTACGGGCAATTGTAAGGCGTTGAACTATTAAATTACCATACATTTTTAAATTCTTCTCTGTTGTGTTATTATAAGTGGTTCTAGGGCTGAAAAATTCTTTTACTTTCTGAATTGGTTTTTTAAATAAATCAAAAATACCTCCACCTTCTAAATGTTTATTTTCCCCTTTCAATTCGCCCATAATCAAAGAAACACCATTTTTTAAATTTTTAGTTTTGAATGTTTTTTTTATAAATTTAGATTTCGGTAAATTTCGGAATCTATAACTCGCTTTAGTTTCTCTATAAAAATGTTTCTTTTTGTCTTTGATATAATTATTAACTTCTTCTTGTGCTTTTTCTATGTCATATGGTTTTTTAAATATAACGGCATGTAAGGCATAATATTTTTTGTCATTTTCTTCCATAATATATATAATATAATATATATTATATTTTTGTTGTTTCTATAATATTTTAATATTCTTGATATAATATATATATGCTTTCTATTTATACAACCATAATTATAATAAACTATGGCTACAAACTATATAATTTATATTGTGCATTTAGACCACCAAGAAAAAGGTTTTGGTAAATTAAATAATGTTCTTGTTTTTCATGTATTTACATCTTTACAAAATAAACAATCAAGCAAGAATTCTTTCATATGGTCTTTACAATATAAATTTAAACAATCATTACATTTAGCCTTAACATTTTTACTAAAACAAATACAACAAAAATTCTCATTTTCTTTCTTTTCATTTTTTTCATTTTTTTCCATTCTCTATATATATATATAAATATATTTAATTCTTTATATAAATATATTTAATTCTTTATATAAATAAATAAAAAATACGGAATTAAAGGCCTTTAATTGTGCGGGCAATTAGATTTTTACAAGATTATTAATAAAAAATCTATAAAATGGGCTTTAAGATGATTAATCTATTAAAAATTTTAAAATTTTTAATATATACTTACATTTAAACCCTCATATAATGCTTTATTTGTAATAATCTTGTAAAAATCTAAAAATATTATATATTTATATAATATAATAAATAATGGAAAATACAAATTATAGTCAAATACCATATAATGCCGTGGTAATTGAATTTATCGGAGGTGCTCCAATCACAGAAAAAACACACGCACTATATTTAGAGTTATTAAATAATAATGTTGATATACACACAATAAGATTAATTATATATTTTAATTCTATAAAGTGTCAGAAAGATTCGGATGACCTAGATTGTTTTTTAAATAATTTACCAAATTCTATTTTAAATATAGACATTGTAATTACGATGCTAGACAGGGCATACGGAAATAATCCTTTTTTAAAATGTATTAATTTTTATAATCCGCCTGTTCTACTAGAAAAAATATTTATCAATAATGTCCGCAAATTAAAAATTAAAAAAATTCCTTTTGGTTGTGACACAATATATACAGGACATCCAAATACAGACTATGACCATTCATATTTTAAACAATTATTAGATTGTGGTAATTCAATAAATTTGCGTTATGACATTAACGAATATAATATATTTCGTGGCAATGTTAAACCGATTAATTAATAACTAAAAGATTTATAATCGCCATCTTCTACATGTTCAATTGAATAGTTAAGCTCAACATAATTTTTACATAATGTATTAAAATAATGTATTTTTGTTGCTACATTTTCGCATGTTGTCTCGTCAAATTCGCTAATTTCAATTATCAATTCCTCTAGTCGTCTTAATCGAAAAACATTATTTAAACAATCCTCTTTATTCATAAATTTATGTCTACATATTTTTAGTCTTTCAAATATATTATTTTTTAAATAATATAGTTCTGATTCTTCATGACTTCTAAAAATTCCTATAAATTCTCTTGTGACTTTGTCATTAATTAAATAATTCATTTTATATAATTAGTTTATATAAAAAAATATTCATATTAAAAATCTTATAAAATAATACTCCATTTATTCCAATGTATTTTTATTAAGTTTATTTTTAATGTATTTTGGTGTAAGGGTTTTAAAGATGTTATTGATTGTTTTTTTGTCGGCTTCATCGGATGGCTTAAGTTCTTTAACTTTTTTAATAATGTCATTTTTAATTATATGTGTATTTTTCTTTTTATGTTCTTTTGAATCTTTTTTAGGGAATTTTTCATCGCATAATCCACAATACATTTCTTTTTCTAAATCTATTGGTTGTGGCGCTTTAACAAATCCGCAACTTTCACAAGCATTTTTTTTTGTTTTTTGCATTTATATAATATATTTACAAAAAAATATTTTATAATATAATATTATATGGACAATTATTTGAAATATTCTGTAAGGAATGGCGAATTAAATTTATATGTTACTGAAAAAGAATTTGAATTATTTGGAGGTAATAAGGCAGGGAAATTTAATTTTCAAATAATAAAAAAAGAAATTACAGAAGACCAAAAAATAAAAAAAGGAATATTAGAATTATGTGATGAACTTAAAAGAATCAGAAAAAAAATTAAAAAATTAATTATTTTATAATATAAATATATATTATATGTCATTACAACAAAAAAGCCAATTAGATTTAACCCAACCAATGCATATTTATTATGATTTAGACATAATAAATAATGATGTTGAGGGAAATAATCCACCCGTTCCTCTGAGATTTGAAGAAGTAAGAAATAACCCTATTATTGGATGTCCTGCAAATTACTATATGTCTGTTGTTCGTTTTCAAATTCAGACTGGTGACGCTTTACCCGTTTTTGTACCTCAAGTGCAATTAGGACAAACTAACCCAAATTTATTAATTTATAGTATTACATTGAAATATAAAACCTATGAGTTTCGCTCATATGTTAATTTTATTCCAGATGATTTAACCCAACCGTTACCAAATCCGCCTTTAGATTTTCAAGATTTGACCAGCCAATATTATTTTGTTTCAACATATCAACAATGGATTGAAATGGTAAATATAACATTTCAAAGTGCATTTACGGGTTTAAATCTTTTAGTTGTTGCCGGGGGTGATGTATTGCCTACTACATATGCGCCTTTTATGGAATTTGACCCTGGGCAACTGGTAGCAATATTAGACACTGACGAAGCAGGATATGCACGAACATTAGCAAATCCAATTGAAATATATATGAATAGTCCGATGTTCAATTTATTTTCTACTTTTCCAGCTACTATAATTAATTATACAACCGCAACAAACGGCAAAAATTATTTATTTACGATATTCAATAATAATAATACAAATATTTTAAGTTTACCTAACTATAACGCTATTCAATCATACCAAGAAGGCTCAACAGTTGCCTTATTAAATCCAATTCAAAGCATTGTATTTACAACGGCGTTACTACCTATAATTCCTTCAAATGTTAGTACACCTAAGATTTATGGTACTTATTCAGCTCTTTTCAATGTGGGCAATAATGCGAATTTAAGCCCAGTTATAAGCGATTTTGTAGTACCAGTTGACGCATTAAATAGGTATAGACCAAATATAGTATATACACCCAGTGCAGAATATAGATTAGTTGGAATGTATGGCTCATCGCCTGTTAGTGCGATTGAGGTTTCCGCATTTTGGAAAGACGTATTCGGCCAACTTCACCCCATTTTATTAAATTCTGGTTGTTCTGCAAGTTTAAAAATTCTCTTTCGCCGAAAAGATTATGCCAATATTACTTTATTATAATTATTATTTTATTGTTAAAAAAGTATAATTAGTTTTATTATAAAGAATAAATTTTATAAAAATTTTATTTCTAATTCTATTTTATAATATTATGTCTCAAGACTTCCAAAAAGTACTTATCAAAGATGACCGTTTATGCGTAACCGACAAATTAGAATATGCAGTTGAAAAAGGTGGACAAAACATGACACCGCAAGTTTATAACGCTATTTCTGCGTCCACGTCATCGCATACTTACAATTTACAAGTGCCTAAAATGTGAGGGCATAAGAGCGTTATAGTAATATTACGCTAGTCAATTTAATAAATAAATTGGCGAGACTACTCATTATACGGGAAGTCCCTAAAATCTTCAATACTAAGTTATAATAGCGATATTATAATGGCGTGGTTAATTGCCTACGGTATAGTAAAAATTTGAAGAATGTTAAATATATTTATATATTTATAAATGGGTAATCCGTGGGTAAAGCATCTTAATGAGATGCTCCCGCAACGACTGAGCCTTTATAACTAGGAAGAGTTATTTTAAAGGAAACGGTAGTCGGTGGAATATAAAAATATTCTGCTTAAGGTATAGTCTGCCCCCTTTTGAAAATTCGGGGAGCTCGTGTCTGAGCAAACAATCATAGACCGCCGAATTTTATGGCAATCTACAGTTAGACTAAAATTTCAGTTTCCCGCTGGTGCGAATGCCGTGGCTGCCAATCAATACCCTATTCAATACGGTTCAACTGATGCTTTAGCCCCTTTCCCATTGCATCAATTAACAACCGTTCAAAGTGCCACGATTAACAATAACACAGTTTCGATGAACACAAGAGACCTTTTACCTTCTCTAATGCGCTTTAATGATAAACGCTCTCTTATGCGTTATAATGGTTTGTGTCCTAATATGTATGACACATACGCCAATTATTCAGACGGTGTAGGAGCAATTAATAATTCATTGGGTGGTTATAGTAATGTAGGAGACAATGATTTATTACCCCGTGGCGCATTTAGTTTAAATAGTGCATACGGAGGCACTCCAACTGCGCCCCTTGCCGTACCAAAAGGTGATGGTAACTCAGCCTTGACGATGTACGTTGAGTTTACATCATCAGAGCCATTGTTGATTTCGCCTTTTATTTGGGCAAATCCTCAGACGAATAATATGGGTTTCTATGGCATACAAAATATGAATATGGTTTTTAATATAGGCGACTGCTCCCGTGTATGGCGTTCTGCTAATCCATGGATGGCTTTTGCAACGGTTACCGTAGATGCTTTTAGTAATTCACGTCTTATTCTAAATCAATTAACTCCGCATCCATCAGACCTTATGCCGTCTCGGAATGTTGTTCCATATTATACGATTCCTCGATATATTACACAATTTTCAAATACTGTCTCACCTGCCTATTCATTAGGTACTAATAATGTATATGTAATAAATCCGAGTGCGTCAGGTACTACAATTTCCTCAACAAATATTCAGTTAAATCAAATCCCAGACAAAGTGATTATTTTTGTACGTAAAACACTAGGTAATCAGACTCCTTGCGATTCTGACTCATTTTTAGCAATTCGTGGTGTTAGTATACAATTCAATAATCAAAGCGGTATTCTCTCAACTGCAACCCCTCAGGATTTATACCGTTATAGTGTTGAATCTGGTTCAAATCAATCCTGGGAAGAATTCTATGGTGTCGCAAATAAGGCAAATGGCGACCCTTCACAAGGTTCATTACCAGTCGCTACAACTGGCTCTATGTTGGCTCTAGAATTTGGTAAACATATCCAAATCGCAGACGACTACTACGCCGCTGGTAGTTTAGGCAATTTTCAATTCCAATTCAATTTACAAGTATTAAATCAATTCAATAATAATAATGCATCTTGGGAATTAGTATTAGTTACAGTTAACTCGGGACTGTTCGTCTGTGAGCGTGGTACATCAAGCTCATACACTGGAATTTTGACACGTCAAGATGTTTTGGATGTCTCAAGTGAAGAGGCTCAGAGCTCTGCAAGTGTTAAAAGAATGATTGGAGGTGGCTTTTTAGACACTTTAAAATCAGTGGCAGGTAAGGTTTTGCCGATGGCTAAAAAATTAGCCCCGTTAGCTAAAATGGGCTTAAGTATGGTTCCGCATCCAGCTGCACAAATGGCCGCCCAAGGTATAGGGGCTTTAGGATATGGTAGAAGCGGTGGTGGTTCGTCTGGTGGTGGTCGTTCTGGAGGTCGTCACAAATTGGACGCAAAATTATTGGAATAAACTTTTTTTAAAAATATAAAATAAAAATTATAATTATAATAGTAATTTTTATTTTCTATACATAAATTATATATATGTCTTCAAACGAATTTAAACCAATTGCAAATGTTCAAAGCGTTGATTTTCAATTAGTCGCCGGTACTGGCTTTTTAACTGTGGCAGTACCAAATTTTTATTTAGGTGTTTCAAAAATTTTAGGGTTAACAGTTGTTACTTCTTCCGGCGTTGGTGCTGGTACTGCCGTTGTTTCTAATATAGTAATTGCAAACCCAACGGCCGTTGGAGCTCATGGAGCATCAATTACCGTAGCATCTACAGTAAATACCGATGCTTCATTATACCGTTTATTCTGGGTTAATGAATATTTGGTAAATTCTGCATCAAGTTATATTTAAATTTTTAATTAAATTTTTATTATAAAATAAAAATCTAATATAATATATATATAAAATGCCTTATGATAACCCATTAAATAGACAAATAGCGGAAAGACTACAAAAAATACTTCAAAATCAAATAAATCATAATCCTATGAGTTATGATGTGGCTGAAGGTATGGTTGGATATGCTAATAAACAACTATTAGATGACACTAATATTAAACAACAAGAAAATAAACTTGAAGAAATGGAGGACGGATTGCCCGAAAGTAATGAAATTGAAGGCGGTTCATTGGGCTCTATTGGCGGGTTTGCTCATGGAACATGGAGAGACACAGGAGAAGGTAAAACCAAAGGAGCAGGACGTAAAAAGAATATAAAAATAGTTGATGAAGAAAAAAAACAAAAACCCAAAAAAGAAAAAGAACTATTATTAACAAGAGTTTTAGAAGGCGGTAAACGAAAAAAAGCAACTCCAAGTTGTTCAGATGTTGGAGTATTAAAAAAAGATGTAGTAGTAGGAGAAGGTAAAAAGAAACGTGGAAGACCATTAAAAATGGTGGGTGGAACTGATTTATCAGAACCTCACAATATGATTAGAGAGAACGGAACAACTGGAGACGGAAAACCTAAACGAACAATAGGAGGCCATAAATTAATACCAGTTGCAAACATGAAAAGTTCAGGTATGGCAGGACAGGGGAAAAAAGAAGAAATAGACAATGAGGAAGAAGTTGAAGCGCATGGGGAAAAAAGAAGTGATATTGTGAAAAAAATAATGAAAAAAAGAGGTGTAAGTATGATTAAAGCCTCGTCAATTGTTAAAGCTGAAAATTTATACAAGCCCAAAAAATAATTATAAGTTTTTTTATTAATTTATAAATATAAAAATCTAATTTATATATATATAAAATGTCAATTATTAGACAAAATCAAATTAGACAAATAAGAGAAGAAGACAATAGATTAAGAAAAATAGTTTTTGATAGAACAAAAGCGGGAATTCAAAGTTATGCACAAAATATAAAACCGGTTGGAGTATTAGACACTAGTTTAATTGATGCAAATAAAGGAGAAGTAGACAAATTTTTATATTTTTTAAATGAATTATACCAACGATTATATATTATAGACAATCAAGGAAAACAATTTATAGAAACTTTTACAAATGCTAGGGGCAATGAATACCGAAAATATTTAGAACTTTTAAATATTGTTAAACCCTTTACAATGTGGGAAAAATTAATGAAAACTTACACAGACCCTGCGTTAAATCAAACAACCAGAGAAGGCATAAACAAAGATTTAATAAAAGTAGTACCATATATCAAAAATATAACAAACATGTTATATGACACAATAAACCAATTATGCGTTATATGGCAAGTAAAAAAAGGATTAATGGGTTATAACACTGGATTTCATAGAATATTTACACAAATGACAATAGAATATGGTAGCATGTCAAAAGAAGAACAAGAAGAATATGAAATAAAGGAAATGAAAAAGTTATTGGCGACAGACCCCGACCTTTTATTAAAAGAACATATAGAAAGTTACGCACTATATAAAGTAATACTAGACCAAATAGAAAAAAATAACTTAGGAATAATAACAAAAGAACCTATAGTTCTTGAAATAACAAAAGTAATAACTGAATTATACCGAAAACATGACAGCATAACATTATATAAATCACTGCTTAGTTATTTTAAAGATGCTGATTTGCCTGAGTTAGCGCCAACACCTTCCACCGTATACGATGTAAATTTTAAAAAGAAATACGATGAATTAGAAAGTATGAACGGCTTAATGGTTGATGCAGAAAACGAGGCGGGAATGGAGCGAAACAGAGAAATAAATGAATATGACAAAGCAGTTGAGGAAGCAAAACAAACACAAGAAGCTTATAATAAAGGACTACAGAAATATAGACTTAGACAAAGAATAAAAAAAGATTATGCGGCAGAACTAGGAGAAGAAAAAGCAGACGAACCAGAAGAACCAGAAGAAGACTTTTATGATGCAGTCGGTGAGGGAAAACCAAAAAAAGGAAGAAAAAAGAATATCAAAAGGCAAACTAAACCGGCATTAGGTTTTAATGACGCAAATAATGAAATGTTTTATAGTTCAGGGACTGAAAGTAATTAATTTTTAAAATATAATCTATAATTATTATATATTAAATGGAAATAACTGAAACTAAAAAAAGAATGCAGTATAACGACGACATTAAAAAATTAATGGGTATTTTTCAATTAAGCAATGAACAAATAGAATTAAAAGGCTCTTCTTCATTGTCTGCGATGAACTATTACGCCGATTATGATTTTTTCACCGTCATAAAAGGAAATTATAGTGTAAAGGAAATTTATGATTTTTTTACAAAAATATTAAGGAATATTTTGGAAAATTCAAATACTTATTTTATAGAATTTAAAATACAACAAAATGACGGAAAAAAATTTAAATGGTTTCCTAATGATAAATTTAATTTAAATGACTTTGAAAAAAAATTTAATAAAAATACTGATTATTGTAAAATTGATATTATATATTTTAATAATAATAGATTTATTGAGGCAACATGTAATTATATTTTTTATGGTAAGGAACAAACAGAAAAAGAAAGCCTAGAAGAAATAAATAAAAATATTATAGACCTAAAAAAAGAGAAAGATTATTATAAAATTTTAAAAAGAATGTATTTAATTTACAGAATAAAAGGTGATGACAATAAATTAGTATTATTGACAAATATATTCAATAGCGAGTTAGGCAGAATATATAAAAATTTAAATAATATCGATGCAATTGATATTATTAAAAAATATTATGAAAATGATGCATTAACAAAAAAAAGAATCGAGGTTAATTTGGCCGACATTAATTTTTATTCCAATTATGAAAAACAATATAATAATTTAAAAAAAGAATTAAATAAAAAAGCCAAGAAAATTTATGACACTTTATAATTATTTGTCATCTGGTTTTTTAATATAATTATTTTGTTGGACTTGGACACTATGTCCCATAACTTGGGCGTCTTCTTTCATTTCTTTAGTGACATCGCCATATTTTGAAGTTAAATAAATATGCCTCAACATACTTGACCCAATCTTTTTTTTAAACACTTTATTTAAAATTCTTGTTATTGAATTTATTGAGGTTAAATCCTCTCCATTATAATAAACTAAAAAAGGAATATTACAACCTTTTTTTATTATTTTGTCTTTAATTAATGGATGAAATTTGAAATAAATATTTAAAATTTCTTTGAGTTTTTCTGGTATTTTTTCTACTAATTCGCCGTTTGTTTTGGAAGTTTTATATTTATTAAATATAAATTTTTCATTTGAAACATCATAATAATTATTTGTAGTTGATAAATTTGGTTCTTCTTTATGAATTATTTTCATAAGTGTCCAGTCTTGATTTCGTTTTGGAGGTATAAAATAATATAATGAAAGTATTACATATTCCAATAAAATATTATATTTGTGTTGATTAATTTCTTTAACATTTTTAAATTTATTTACTTCTTCCTCTAGTTCTTTGTGTTTTTTTTCTACATCTTCCCATGATATCCAATTGGCTTTCTGTGTTGGGGTTTTTTCTTGCTCTTTCTCTTTTTCTTTTAATTCTTTATTAGTTTTCATTAATAAATTATAATATTCTTCATATAATTTTGTTAATTTTTTTGATGTTTCGAGATGTAGAGCGGAACAAATAGAAATCAAATATCCTCTGAAAGTATTGGGTTTATAGTTTTTTAATTTGGTTAAAATGTTTTCCGTGGGGCTAAGAAAATTTAAGTTTTTTAGTGGCATGTCATCGTTTAATTTTTCTAAATTTCTTAAATATAGATTTATACTTGATTGACTTATATTTTTTTCTTTAAATTTCTTTTCTAAATCTAATTTAAATGTGGTGTTATAATTCATATATATTAATGTTAGATTTTTTTATTTAAAAAACTTATATGTTATTTTTTTTTAACATATAATTATATAACAATGTCTTTAACATTTCAAGACCAAGGGCGAATATTAGCAAAAATTACAGATGGAAAATTAAAAGGTGATGTAGTGTGTGTAACAAGTGATGAAATACAAAACGGCTTTAAAAATTTAAGTTTAAAAGATGGTCAATTCCAACATATGCCAGACCCAAACACAGAACGACAAATTTTATATATAACAGGTGCAAGTGGAAGCGGAAAAAGTACGTATACGGCAAAATATACAAAATTATATAAATTAATGCATAAAAAAAATCCCGTTTATGTTTTTTCTGCTTTAAAAGATGATGAGAGCCTAGATGTAGTACAACCAAAACGATTTAAAATTACTAAAGAATCGTTATTAGACGACCCAATAGATGTAGAAGATTTAGCGAATAGTTTGGTAATTTTTGATGACATAGATTGTATAAAAAATAAAGAATTAAAAGAAGAAGTTTATAATATTTTAGACCAAATTTTAGAA